GTCTACAATTATATTCATTTTATATTAACATACTCCTTAATTGTTTTTATGTCAAATAGTTTTTGTAAATTTATTAAGTACATTCGTGAAGCGAAGTGGTCACCACCCTTCACAGATATTTTATTAGGTAAAGATTCTAATATTTCTTTAAGAGAATCTACTTCAAAGACTAGAGTTGCATAAGTTTTTTTACCTACACATAAGTTATGAAACCAGTAGTCAGCTTCAGTTGCAGCGATACCTGATGGTTTACCATAACTCTCATATTCTATAGCTATGTTACCTGTCTTTTGCCAGACATCTCTCTCAGATTTAACTTCAATCTTTTTATTTTGTAACATGTCTTTGATAGATTCTTCTCTGACTTTGCCATAAGCTAAATCAATATCAAATTTCTTTCTATCTTTTTTCTTAGGTTCTAAAGTCATTATCATCTTTCTCCTTAAAAGGGTTTTCAATCTCAGTCATTCTACCATTCTCATCTGACCATAATAAATAAGAAGCCACACCAGTTGTACCTGCATATCTATTTTTTAAGACTCTAATGGTTGAAGTATTACTGGCTATCTCATCATCATCTTGTTGGTTTCTTTCCATACCAATCACTGCATCACTAAGTTGTGCGATTGAATGTGAACCTCTAAGATGTGAGAGAGATACCTGCTTACCTTCTTCATGACCTTTATCATTATCAAGTCTTCGTAAGTGACAGGCAAGTATGATACCAATCTTAACTTCTGAACATAAACTTCTGAGCTTAGTCATCAGCATGTCAATAGCTTTTCTTTCATTGCCATCATCTCTGCCTGAGATAATCAAACTTAAATGGTCAAGGACAATCCACTTACAATCACAACCTTTAGCCATGTATCGTATACGATTGATGACATCATCATCTTCCATAGAACCAAAGTGGTCATAGATAACTAACCTATTACCCTTCATTTCTGCAGACCATTTATGTAAATCTTCTTTAGATTGTTTCTTCCACTCCTCAGGTTTATGCAACTGTTTGTTAACATGTATACCTACGAGTCCTCTGAAAGTTCTCTTGTGTTCTTCTTCAAGAAACATCAGACCAATACTGTCCTCAGTATTCTTCCAGATATGATAAACTAATTCTCTAAGTAGAGAAGACTTACCCATACCAGTACCTGATGTAAGAGTAACAAGTTCTCCCACTCTCATACCATAAAGTTTTTTATTGAGTCCTTCATATGGATATGAAATAGAGTGTACTTCTTTCTCATCCCACAAAGTATCTTGTATATCATCAAAGGTAACAATACCTGCAGGAGTAAATGACTTAGCATTCCACCAGTTTCTCATGAAGTGTTCTCTCTTGCCAGTCTTTAGATACTCATTAGCATCTTTCAAATCAAGGTTAACAACCTTACATTTGTTAGGTGAAAATAATTGTGCAACTTTACTAGCTGTTGCCCTACCTATCTCATCATTATCAAAACAGATAACTATATTCTCAAAGCTATTCAGGTATTCAAAGTTATGTTTACAATCTCTAACTGCTGAAGCTACTCCATTCTTAATGGAAACACTTGCCCATTTAGAACCCATCATTTCGTAGGCAGATAAGGCATCACATTCTCCTTCACATATAGTAAGATACTTACATGAACCTTCAGGAAATAAATGTTGTCCAAACAATTGTGCTGAACCAAAGTTACCTTGAGCAGTAAACTCTTTGGGTAAGGTTCTTATCTTATTAGCTACATGTTTTCTAGTGCTATCATAAAAAGGATAGATATGTTTTGTAACCATACCATTGTTAGTAATGGTAGTCACACCATATTTACTAGCAGTATCTTGAGATATATTTCTATCTCTCAAAGATGTAGTCTGTCCAGTAAATAAACTACTGTATGTATTATTGTAGGTGTTTGTCATTGGTATCACTTCTCCTTCTCCTTTCTCGTGGTAACCACAGTCAGGTGTGAAACAATAAGCATGTCCATCACTGTATCTACCTAAGTTATTTTTACTGCCACACTTTGGACAGTTCTCATGCTTAACAAATTGACTTTCATTCTGTATCATATTAACCCCTAATGTAATGTTGTTTTATTTTTTTTGTTTGTTAGCTTACTAAACTTATCGTGAAACTCTTCTTCTTCAGATGGTAACTTACCCTGTTTCTCTAAGTCTATTTCAATAAGTTCTTGCATAGCATCATTCAATGCATTCTGTATTGTTAAGTACCCATATATTTGTTCTTCAGCTTTTGTTATTGCTAATAAAGATAAGACTCTTGCCATTACATATAATGTTTCTGGCTCATCATTATCTCTTAACAAGAGAAGAACTTGTTTGTAGAAGTCAGTCGTTAGTTTTTCCTTCTGGTCTTTGTCCATAGTCTTCTATTCCTTCTATAAAAGTATTAATATCATGTAGGCTAAGAGACTTAATGTTGCTTTCCCCACTTGCAGTTAAAACAAAATCAGTAATAGATGTAGGTAATTCGTCATAAGTTTTATATTTCATAGTCATGTGCACCCTCTTTAAATCCTTTCATGATTAATTGTTTTCTTTTTAGTTCTGCATTATGAACTACTTCAATTAATTTGTCAAGATACCATTTTGCTTTTTGCAAATCTTCCAAAGGTTTACCCTTGTAATTGTATCGCCACAAATATTTTAAGTTGTTACCTTTTAAGTAACCTTTAAATTCTTCTTCAGTCATTGATGCTTGTATGGCATCTATACATTCCACCCCATGTTTATTATAATGAGGTGGATTATTTACTAAGTCTATCTTGTTCATCTATACTCCTTCTTAAAACCACTACCACAATTAGGTTGGTACTGATAGTTGTAGTCCCATTTAATATCTTCTCGTTTCTTCAAAGGCACAAGAGGTTTTGGTTTTATATCTGGTAGCACCTCTCTGATTTCTTCTACCTTCTTTGCTTGGGTAGGTGTTAACTCTTTGAGATAAGGTTTTCTATGTTTCCATACTTCATTAGTAATACATATATAACCTGTTGCATTTTTTTCTTTTTGTTTATATCTTTCAAATACAGATTGACTATAAGAACAGTCAGGAATTTTACCAACATAAACTTCCTTCTCTCCTATGGGTGTATTCAATAGCATAAGTATTATAAATTCATTTAGCATTATCTATTCTCCTTTGTTATACATTTTTGTTTATAGTAAACATTACCTAGTAATGTAAGACTAGGATTAACTGGGTTGGGTGTAGACTTACCTACATATTCCCACTTACAATTCATAGTCTTGTTATTACTAGCTCGTTGATGGAAGAAGTCTGCATTGTTTAACGAGTAAAGATTAAATACAAAACCTATTACCAAACTTTCAATCATAATTATTTTCTTTCTGTTTAAGATTAATATACATACAGAACTTGGGGGAGTTCTGTGTAGTCACTTCGCCTATCTATGTGTATGAATGTCTTAGCCACACCAACAGACCACCCTCGTTTCAAGGCAAGTTCAACTAAGTCCTTGCGAGATACACCATCTGAACATGCGACATCAACTGCACATGTATCTGTGTTGTATTTTGTATTACCTATTTTATGGAATGAGTTAGCACTCGCAGGATAACCACGAGACCTCAACCAATCATTGTGTTCTTGTGAACGACATGCTGAAGTAATAGTCATAGGTTTATTATACTCCATTCTAAATGCTATAAGTGTAGACAAAAATCCTTCTTGTAAAACTACATCATGACTTGTAGGACATTCTAGTTCTAAATCATTAAAGAAACTATTGTCGTTGTAATTTTTCCTTAAGCTCATCATTTTCCTTTCTTAATTCTTTTAATTTCTTATAAGAATTATATAATTGTTCAGTTAACATTTGTATTTCTTTTTCATAAGTCTCTTTGGGTATCATCTTTTTGTTACCTCCTTGTTAAATATAAGAAAATTATACAGTTTTCTATAAATCATGTCAAACTTATTCAACCATAGTCAAATTACTGACAGTATTATGTTGTATTATTACAACATTACTCTTCAAAGTAATCTTTAATCTCCTCTGGTGTCAAAAGATTGACAAGTATAGGTGTGTCTTCACCTATATATGCACCTTCAATATTAAAATCTATAAACTCAAGTGCTTCTTCATAAGACATACCATCTCTTTTAACCAACTTGGTTATCATTTTCTGTTTGTCATAGATAAATACACTCAGCATACCACTTCGTGTACCTACACCTATGATACAGTCATCATAGTCATCCCATATTTTCATTACTCATTCTCCTTCACTACATCTTTAAGTTTTGATGTATCAAATTCATATAATTCAGTAAGTCCATCATTAGAGCAGGAAGTAGTATAAGGTACTGGACATGACCCTAACCATTCATCAAACTCTTTCATTGTAATTAATACTTTCATCTATCTCTCCTTTCTTTTATTGCAAGTTCGTGTAGCCATCCATCACCTCCAAAGGGAAAAGCTATAAAACATTCGTACAAAAACTCTGCTTGTTTTATACTTATGCTTTTAGTAGACACAACACTAATATCTCTATAGTCATCTTGCTCACCACCATTGCCATCTTCTATGGAATCAGGAAATATATCTCTGATTAGTTCTTTCTTATCTCTCACATCAGTATCATCTTGATGTATAAGATAGTCATAATACTCATTGAAACCATCAATGATTCTATATTGTACTAATATTGGCATCACTCACTCCTTTCTATTTTTATATGCCACCTATACTCAGGTTCTGAGATAGCATCTATAAACCTTGTATGTATTTTTAGTCCATGTTTTTTTAATAAAGAATTAATAACAGGTATCCCCTCTTTAAATCCTTCAGAGTAATAGCTATCGTGAAAGCCTAATTCTTTTATCTCATCTTTTACTTTACTCATCTTTCATCTCCTCAATCATTGCATCTATTTCCTCTGAACAGAAACCACATACCCACCCTTCAACATCACGAGGGTATCTATTAACAAACCTACCACTACCAAAGTGGCAAGGTTCACCACACTCCACACATATCTGTGAATCAAATAAATCTTTAGTCATCAGTTATCTCCTTTCTACAAAGTTCACATAGATTGTGTTCATCATAAGGTGGTTCATCTTTGTGAAATATCTCGTTACAGTTAACACATTCATACTCACCCATCACTCACTCCTTTCTTTTTTTATTATAGGTTTACTCATCTTCATTATATCCTTCATAGTCTAAAAGTTTTAATTTTAATCTATCATTAGGGTTTGGATTATCAAATCCAAAATGTTCCCAAATTTCAAGACATTCATCTCCATATAAATATACCCATTTCTTTTTACTCATCATCATCCTCCTTGTCTAAATCAAACCTAATCCATATTGATGCACCTGCTTCATCACTGAAGTGTTCAACTTCTTCATAATCAACTGGTGCATTTTCATCTAACCATTTAATAAATTCTTTTTCATTCATCTCTCATCTCCTCTTCAACCTCAAACTCAAGTCTGCTTTGTATGGCAGACATAAGCACAAGCATTGCTTGGTTAGGGTTAGGTGCAAAGTCATAGCTCATATCAGTAGCTACTTCTGACAAGGCAGTTGCCACTGTCAAAGGACTAAACTTTTTCTGCAAAGCTTTGCTAACTACCTTCTCAAGCTCAGTAACTACCCATTCAAGTTGCTCTTCAACATGCACATTAGTATCTTTAAATTTCTTTTTACTTTTAATATCGTATATATTATCACTCATTAGCAATCCTTCATCTTTCTATAGGTGTCAAAGTTTCTAGGGTTCTCAAGTTTATATTCTTCTAAGTCAAACATAAATGTTAACTCGTCTGTCTCATATATTTCTTCAACAATAAACTCGTCTACCCCCATTTCAAGTAGATAGTTTTCAGTCACAGATTTTCTTGAACCAGTGTCTGTGTTAGTCAATATAAATTTTTGGCTATTCATTTTTACTCCAATCTTTTTTAAGTTTATTAATTACCTCGTCAGGTTGTTCAACCATAGATTCTATTTGTTCATCTTGAATATTGGTAGGGTCACCATTGTTTAATTCTTCATAGTCCCCTGCCCAAACTTTTTCTTCAACTTCTTCTATAGAAGAATCATCATCAACTTCTACTATGCATTGCCATTCAGCATTAGCATAGGTTGTTACAACATATTTTTTCATTAGTCTTTCTCCTTTGGATGTAGTGGAAACATAGTGTACTCACCATACTTTTCTTGGTGAAACTTTACATTACATTTCTCTGTTAAGTATTTTCGTAACTCTGAACCCTCATAACCCTCAGTGTCATACCATTTTTTCAAGGTTGGATTATCAAAATCCAATCTTAAAACTTCACTTGCGAATTGATTAGTCATATCAATATCTATTGGTGTCTTTAAATATTTACCCATTGTTTCACACTCCTTTGTATCTGTCCCATAGTTCTGGGTGTTTGTTTTTCATGGCTTGGAATAATCCTTGTCCATTATAATTACCATACTTATTTTCATTGTCAATAAGTATATTGGCTAGTATGTGTAAGTCAACTACAGACATACCTTTAATCAAGGTTGCTACTTTTTTTATATCTCTTAACGAGTGAGATTTGTAATTGGACTTATTATTTTTTATGTTGATTGTTATAGTCATTCGTTACTCCTTAAGTTTATATTTTGCTAATCTACCTATTGAAATTGTTTTTAATCTATACATAATGGGATTGTTATTACTTATGCATTCATACTGCACACACATTCCCTCAGTTGATAGGAGTGCATTCACCCCTCGTATAGTTATTTCAAAGGCATTTGCCTCGTCTTCATTATAAAATGTTAAGTTCATAATTAAACTCCTAATATTTGTTTTGAATAATATAATGCATAACATACTGTTCCAAGTATTGCAAACACTTTTATAAATAACATCTGCATTTTCTTTTTCCTTTCTTTTTCAAGTTGTTTAGTTCTTCGTAAGAGGTACACATTCTCTATGTTCATGAGCCATACCTCCTCATATAAAACTTTTCTCTGGCTTTTTCTATTGAGGTCGTATCATAATACTCTTCTAGCCACTCATCAGTCGCTGAGACTATTTGCCCATTGCTGACTATATCTTTTACATAGGTGTCACCATACTCCCATGAACCATAGGTGAAAGGTGAGCTACAGGCAGTGTACCATCTTGAGTATTGGTTCTTATTCTCACCCTCTTTTGACTGATAGGTTTTAAGTATTGCCCAAGTCCAATCAGTTCTTGGGTCATGAAAAGTTGCATAAGGTTTATCAACTTTAACAGTCTTACCAAATTTATTTTTTGCCATATTTTTTAGTCCTTTCTTTATCAAAATATTTATTTAGTTGTTTGTTAAAACTATCCAACACTATATTGGATAGTTCTTTACAAGCATCAGGGTGTAAGTCCTGAGTGCTACATATTACAAGTCTACTCATCACTGTAGCCACACTTGTTAAGTATGTATTGCCTAGCAATAGGTTTTGCTTGTTCACCAAATGCACCACTTACTTGGGTGATAAGGTCTTGCATAGACCAACCCCTAATCTTAGGGTCAGCTTTGCCTTGAGCCATAAGTGACTCAATATATTCGTGTATTTGTTGCATGTTGCAACTCCTTTCGTGTTATTAATTACTAAGTTCTTGCATTTTTTCTGCAAAGTTTTCCCAATCTTTGGTCAACTTGTGTTTATGCACTGGACACTCTATGTGTTGGATTACTTTCCAACTAAAATCTGCCCAAGCACTAGCTATAAGTCTTTTATCCATGACATTTTCCTTTCTCTTGTGTTAATGTAAAATAAATAATATATAATACACAAGTATTATTATATATTATTTTTTTAGTACCAATTATATGGTTCGTTATCTTGTCTCTGCTCTTGCCTATGCTCTTGGATATCTTCTTCCAATAACTCATAGAGTTTATCTAGCACATATTCATTTAGTTGTTCTGACTCTTCCATAGTTAAGTCAATGCTAAACCTGTGCCAAATCTTTTGATGTATAGACTCAAAGTGGTGGTCTAAAAAAGTATTATCTTCTGCGACTTCTTCAAAGTTAAACTTTGTAATCCTCTCAGATTTTTTTAATGTGTCATTCCAATATAAGGCATTACACATAACCTTTTGATACTCCTCTTCAATTCTGAAATCTATTTCAGAGTATATTTTTTCTTGCATTTTTAAATGTTGATTTGACATAGTCAAACTCCTTTCTTTTTGTTATGCCACATAATATATCTGGCTTGTTACCCTACCAACAAAATGTCTTTTTGAAAGTAGAACTTGTTTAGCTTTAGCTAATGGTTTCCTAGAGGTTGCATCAACAAAGCTACTGTACTTATAAGGATTATAAGTAGCTACCTTGATAGGAAAGTTAGGTTCAAACTCACTCTCCCAAGTGCCTACAACATAGGCATGTACATTCTTTTTCTTTTCTCGCAACACTCTTTGTCTGCCTTTCTCTGACACTTTAAACTGTGCATTAAGTAATGGCACACAGTTACTGTGTTTAATTACTTTGCCATAGTTCTCTTTCTCAAGAGAAACAATAGAATAACAGTTCTTATGTAGGTTGTAGTAAACTTTAACTCTCATTATTCTATTACCTCCAAAAGTTTTTCCAAAGGTGAACCTTTGAATTGTTTAGAAGTAATAGTTTCCATTGGAAGTCCTTTGTAAACAAGAGCCTTCAAATGTTTGTGTTGACTACTTGTCAACTGTATGTGTTTGTATATCATAATATCTCCTATGATTTCGTTAAAATAAAATATATATAATACATAAGTATTATTATATATATTTTTTTTACTGTCACTGACATGCTACATGAAAGGAAGGAATCATGCAACATGTTTCGTCTATCTTTAAGACTCTTCAGAGTGACTAACTTTGAACATCAAGCCTTACTTTCGTAAAGTCTTTATTGGTAAAGAAACCAAAGAAACCAGTAAACTTGTCTACTAATTGTCTCAATGAAAGTTTATCATTGACTCTAACTTCATCAATAACTTTCTTGCCTTGAGTTTGCACTAATACTTCTTGAGCATTAGAACAACTATCTTGCACAAGAATCTCAGTCCCTTGTATATCTGCAATCATCTTATGAGTTGATGATGCTGACATGTCAAAGGGTGAGCAAGTTACTTTAAGTTTACCATAGGTAAAAACTATATTGCCATTATCATTCGTTGTAATTAATGGTGTTTCTGAGTAGATTTTATTTTTTGCTACTCGCAAAATTAAGTTGTCAGTTGCCATGTTATTATCCTTTCATGGTGGTTAATGTTTAATATAATAAATAAATATATATTACACAAGTAATAATATATATTTTTTATTAATGTTGGTAAATCGCAACACTTTTCGCATTGAGATTTGAACCACTACAAAGAACACAAGTTTCACATGTAGCTCGTCTTCCAGCCTCTTTAGAGGCAGGGCAAAGCACTTCTTTTGTCTTGTCAAGCACTTCGTCTTTCTGCATAACTCTAAAGGTTCGTAGTCCTTTAGACCAGAATTTCTTTGACTCTTCGTAAGAGTCTGCACTCATCATGCTGATATCACTTCTTACATCACAACTACTGTTGTGAGATTGATGTGTATAGCTTGTATGTTTCTTAGCTTTGGATAGTAAACTATCCCAGATGTAGCTAGGTACTGCACTAGGGTCACCATAAGTACCAAGTCTTACGACTTGATTATCGCCTAAACTTTGTATGTCTTTGTGGTTGTTAACCACTGGATAAGCACCTTTCATTAATTGTTTATAAACAATTAAAACACCTTGGGCTAGATTGACATAGCAAGTTCTGCCTTTAGCTTGTTTTCTATCTGGTTCAGTAGTAACTGAACCTCTATGCTTACAACTACCACAAATTGAGTAGTCCTCGCCAGTTTTACTGGCAAGTCTTGGGTCTATATCACTTCGTATGATATAGGTTTGTGCCATGTTACCAGTCTTTTTGTTCAAACTTTGTGGTAAATATACCACACTTATTGACTTGCCATCTATCAAGGATTTACCTTGATAAATGACAAAACCTTTAGGTTTTTTGTTATTATTCAGCATGTTCAATCCTTATCTTTTTAATATTTGATGCGAAATCACTATTAGAAAGCTCATAAGCCTTGCTTTGTATTTCATGATTTGTTTGTTTATACAAATCTTTGTAGTAATCTTCCAATTCCCAACCAAATTTCTCAAGTCTTTCACCAACTTCGTTGGTTAATTTATCTATATGTTCCAAATCTTTTTGGATAACTTCTAGTCTTTCATCAAAGCCATCTGGCAATGTTGTTTGTAAAACAATTTTATGTGTCATGTTAAGTCCTTTCTGTAAGTTGTTGTAATATATCACTACTACTTCCAAAAGAAGTAAGTAGTAGTTATATATAATAAGTTGTTATTTCCAGCTATTATCATATTCTATGATATTTGCTAAAGCAAAATAAACTATGGATAATAATCCATAACCAATAAAGCTTATTGCCATAATGTCTGGTGTTACACCAAGACTTGGTGCAAAGCAAAGTAAAACAAGACTTAAGAAACTTAAGACTCCACTAATTGCAGAGATTTTTAAACAAAGTTTAGATTGAAACATAAAATCTAACATATTTTTCCTTTCACAGTTGGTTGTTGTCTAAGTAGTATATAACAAAAATATATATAATACATAAGTATTATTATATATATTTTTGTATACTACTAAAGGTTTTGGACTTTGTCAACTGCATTGAATTTATTATATAAATTAGACTTCAAAACTTCGTTACATGCATTCGCATAGACATATCACAGACCTGCACACATATTAGGCACACATATGCACACATATTAGGCATATTCGCACACATACTCGCACATATATGCACTCACACACACGAAACCTGCACAAAAATTAGGCAACTGCACAAAAATTAGGCATATCAATGGTATTGATGAGGGGGACAGGAAAAACTAGCCACCTCTTATATATATAAAAAAGGGTACCCCCAAAAAAATACCAAATAAAACCATAATGTACTACACAATTAGTGGTGTACAATAGGTAGTAGCCAATAACAGCAGCAACTACTACATATATGGGGGGAGTTCTAAAGAATTATGGGGGGAGTTTCAGAATAATCTATACAATATTGAGCACGAGAGATGCAATAGAGTTATATAGACTATGTATCACATATTCTAGTGATACTTTTATTTTGTCTCCTCAGGGGTTACCTTTAACCCTGGAAAACTTAGTAGAAGTATAGCATACTTTTTTAATTCTGGCAAGTTATTTTTTAATTTGTTTATAATTTAAACTATGTTATAATACAAACTATGAAAAAAGATAAACA